AATAAAATTATACATAGAGAAAGCGAACCCCTTGAGGGGGGTCAGCTTTCAAGAGAGAGAGGAAATATGTACAAAAGATTTAAACCTGTAAGCAAGGATCACTGGTGGATCACGGCGCACACGAGCGAGCGGGAGCGAGCGGGCGTGTTTGTCCCGTTAGAGCTAGCAAGACGCGAGGGTGATTTTGTAAGAGCCAGGGGAGTGGTTTGGGATTGGTACAGGCGCGAGTGCGGGCGGACGGATTTGTCAGTAAGCGCCAAATTGATTCTTTGGTCCGTGTGCGAGCGGTGGCGGTATGAAACTTGGAGTAGTCACGATGCGATTAGTTATTATGCAAAAATGACTGGAGTGAATAGGAAGACATCTGGGCGAGCTATGACTGAGCTGATTGATAAAGAGCTGGTGTGGTGTGTGTTAGAGGGTGAGCAGAAAAGATTAAAGAAATCACAACCTGGTGGTAAGAAGCATTTTTTATTAGTGGGGTTAGTGGATCTTCTGTAGGTGAACGCACACGGAAGGTTGTTGAGGAGGGGGAGTATCCCGTGCGCGCTCGTGGATGGATTAATCTAAAAGATCAACCCGTCTTATCTTTGTTCTTACCTGGTTCTTTTTTCTTTTTACGTTTACCAAATATTCTATCAAATTCTGACTCGTATTTCTTACGGTCTGGTATTGGTCTTGGTCTGCTGCCCTTGCCCGCCATTGGTTACTCCTTTATTTTTAGGTTATATGCCTTAATTATTTTCTCACGGTCATCTTTAGATACGATCTTGAGTATTTTTTCTAGGCTTAGTCTACTTTTAAAACCTCTGTTCTGGTTTAGGCCGTATTTTTGCCTTATGTCTCTTAATAATTCCTCTCTGGTCATTTCTAAAGCCTTGTAACGCCATGTTTGTCTACATAGGCTATGTTGTCCTTATCTGTGTCTTTAAGCAACCACGCGCCTTCTGTGTTCGTTTTAGAGGTTTTTCTTGAAATGTAGGTATTACTTCCTGTAATTCCATTGTCTACCATGTGCGCTCTGTATTTTGCGTATGCTTGGTCAAATGTCATAGTCTTGCCTTAAATAGTTGAATTAGTAAATCTAATTGTTTATTGGTTAAATGTCTTAAATGCTGCGGGATCTTGCGCCTGTCAATCTTCATGGTTGTTGTTCTCCTTATCTTTAATTATTAAATACGCGCCATGTATGCAATATGCCATGAACAAAGTTATTAATATTATTGGTATTACTTGGTCCATTTTAGTTCTTTAAGAAATGATTAATTAAATATGAACCATGCCAAGCTTTACGCCTGGCTGGTTTTCTGAATAGTTTTTTTAATAAGTTCATAATTCTTCCTATCCTCTTTTTTTATAAATAGCTTCTACATGCTTTTGGACATCTTTGTTCATAGAACCAAAATCCTCACATTTTCTATATTCTTTTTCATACGTTAAGACATAGTCCATATCATCACAATAATCACAACCTATTACGCCTTTGTCGCAATATTGGTTATCATTAGTTGCATCTTTGCAGTTTTTCCAATCAATCATTATATGTAATCCCTCCCAAACACTTTTCCAGTTTCTGACAACCATTTAGCCGTTTTTATTTCAAGATCACAAGACTGGCAGTGACCTCCTTCGTCTGCCCCCAATTCGGGATCAACAGCTAAAAAGCTTTCATAGTCTCCGCATTGTGGACAATCAATATATGGATTTTTGTATTTCATTACGCTACCTCCTCAAGTGCTTTTTTTAACAATTCTATTTTACCCTTCGTTATCAATCTCCAGTTCTTGTTGATGTATTTATCGCCGTTGGCTATTGCCTTATCTTGTTCAGCCATCAACCTTTCAAGATGATTTAATAATTGTTTTTTATCGTCTCTATCCATTAGTCAACCTCCAATTCCAACATGTCTTTAGCAGCTAACCCAGCCCAGTAAGGATCTTCTAAAACATAGTTAACTGTTTCAGTCCAGTTTTTCTTGGCAGGGATGATTATGTAATCGTCGCAAGTTTTGACCGCAACGCCACAATCTTCATAAAGCTTGCCCCAACAATCAATGTTTTTTATCTTGGTTACTTCAGTCATTTTTTCCTCCTTATTTAACAACCTCATTACCCTATAATTATAACATTATATATGCACATGTCTACTCTTTTACACTATTAATTCAAGTTTTCCTATAGTGTCCTGGGCGTCTTTGTGTAAGATCCCAATACCGCCAGCTTGTATCCAGGCGTTGATGTTGTCCGCTCTATCATCAATTAATATATGATCCTCCCTGGCATAAGCTGCTTTGTGTTTGCCTTTAATGGTGCATGTTACAAGCACTCCTGGATCAATATGTTTACCAATCCAAAAGTTCTTATCAGCTGCAACTCTTTTCCTGTTGACATCACCTGTTGCTGTTAGGATCTCCCAATACAGGCCAGTGTCCTTGATGTATTTAATTAGAGCTGGAGTACCTGGTAACACTGGTAACTCTAAAAACAAACCTTTATCACTTAGTTCCTTTTTTCTAAAGTCATACATGTTTGGATCTAAAGGGCCGTTTAAAAACTTTGGCCCTTCTACTCCTTTAACAAAGTCAGCTAGTACTCCGTCCATATCAACAAATATCTTCATGCAATTCCCTCCACATATCTGGTCATTTTATCTTTTGGTATTTCTTTGTGTATCCAGTCAATAACCATTGGATCTTCTTTGACCTCTTTGTAAGTATTCATAAACATGTAAGCGTCACAGTCTTCCTCTAGGTAAACTTTGTTACCCATCTTGTAGCTGAATGGGCTGATCTTGCTCGCTATGCCTAGATCTTCTAGTTCTTTGTGTTTGACAACCAGGTATCCATGGCTGCCTGTTATGTAGAATTTATATTCCATTATATTACCTCCTTATAATTTTCTTCATTTTCCCAATCTTCGTATGTTTTTAATAATTTGTTATTAAGATCATGGAAGTTGGCATCTTCTAGGGCTGAAAACATTGTCTCCATAATATCGCCACCATCCCATTTCAAATACTTGGCCACAATTATTCCAAGAGCATCTGCATCAGTTACCCTTGGATCATTTGGATCAACGTACGCTGTTTCTTTTACCAACTTAATAACATAAGGAATTAAGTCTTTTACTACATCGTCACTGGTTTTTATATTTATCACGCTACCTCCTTAATTTTGAAATGTTTGTCCCACTTACCAACCTCAATGTGAAAGTAGTAAGCTGTATGAAAGTAATCAATCATGGCGTCACTCTCATCAAACCAAAGATCACCAACTCCTGCCTCAAAAGGAGCGGTTTTGATTATCTTGGTTATCTCTTCAAAGAACTCGCCGTTATTTGGATAATGATCTTTGCACCAGACATGGTTTATTTGATGATGTCCAGTATTAAGATCTAAAGGAGTGTATTTATCTTCATACACGTTATATGTGTCCTCCTCATCTTTGAATGCTGGTCCTTCCATGATTGCAACATTGACAGCAAGTCCTCCGCTATCTTTTGTCACACTAAATTTATAATCTGGAAACTTTTTCTTTAAGGCGTTCCTTATTGCCTTTACCTCTTCTGCGTTAATGTAAGCCATTATTTCCTCCTTTTAAATTAACAACCACATTTATATATTACACTATACTACTCTATTGTCAACACCTATACACTAATTAATAGTAATAAATAGCTAACAATCTTGTATTTAAGCTATAATTAATCGGATTATGACTGAGAAAATGCCAAAAAAACGAGGAAGAAAACCTATAGTCATTGACTATGATCGTGTTGAATATTTAGCGTCTCTTAATATGGGAATTATGGATATTTGTAGGAGTTTAGGGGTGGGCTGGGACACGTTTAACAAACATAGAAACAAAAAAAATTCGGAATTAAAGGAGAGATTGGACGCGGGCAAGGCGAAGGGACTTCAGCTCGCGACCTCAAAGCTCATGGAGAAGATCCAGGACGGCGACTTCAACAGCATCCAGCTCTACCTCAAATCAGCAGACCGCGATACCTGGGCAGACAAGCAGACGGTAGAACATAATCTCAACCTGGGCGACGTACTCACGCAAGCTCGGGCGCGCGTGATTGACCACAAGCCAAGCAGCGCGGGAACTAAAAAGCTTTCGTCAGAGCGGGCGAGCGTGGACGTGAGCGTGAATGAATAACGGGGTTAGATACAAGCATAGTTTTTTAAGCTTCATTTTTTAACCATGCGACTCTCTCAAGAAAATCAGTATTTAGCCCCCCCCCTTTTTTCTATCGCGGGTGATTCTTATACAGAACTAATGAACTAAAATTTTTTTTAATATGAAATATGGAATAAAACAAGAGCGCGAGTTGATGACCGAACTATGGTCAGGACCAATCAAAGACAACCCAGTAAACTTTGTTAAGTATGTATTCCCATGGGGACAGAAAGACACCCCCCTTGAAGAGTTTAAAGGACCAAGGAAGTGGCAAGAAAAAATTTTACGAGAAATGGCAATACACATTGAGCGTAACAATGTATTAGATTTACCAGAGATGTTTAGACTTGCTGTAGCCTCTGGTCGTGGTATTGGTAAATCTGCACTAGTTGCATGGATCATTCTATGGATGTTATCTACCAGGCTTGGTTCAACCATTATTGTTACCGCTAACACCGAACAACAGCTTAGATCAAGAACCTGGGCGGAGTTAGGTAAGTGGCTAACGCTATCAATAAATTCACATTGGTTTCATAAAACAGCAACAACCATAAAACCAGCACCTTGGTTTGAAGATGCGCTGATTAATGACCTCAAGATAGATACTGGTTATTACTATGCCCAAGCACAATTATGGAGCGAGGAAAACCCAGACGCGTTCGCGGGTATTCACTCTTCTTATGGTGTTTGCTTAATTATGGACGAGGCATCTGGTATCCCAGCTCCTATCTATTCTGTATCAGAAGGATTCTTCTCCGAGCCAACACGTAATAGATACTGGTTTACTTTCTCCAACCCGCGCAGGAACACAGGGCCATTCTACGATAGCTTTAACTCTAAACAATCCTTCTGGAAGAACGTGCAAATAGACTCGCGCACGGTTGAAGGCACAGACCAAAAGCTTTTCCAAAGCATGATTGAGCAGTACGGCGAAGATTCCACCGTCGCGCGCGTGGAGGTGATGGGTGAGTTTCCATCTGCGGATGACGATACCGTAATACCAATGAGCTTAGTTAAAGCTGCGATTGATAGGGATGTATCACTTACAGCTAACGCACCGATTATATGGGGATTAGATGTTGCACGCTTCGGCGGTGATAACTCCGCGCTATGTATTAGACAAGGTAACCATGTCATGAGCATCAAGTCATTTAAGTCTATGGATCTGATGCAGTTGTGTGGGGTGATAAAAAATATGTATGACGAATGCACCAATATAGAGCAACCACAAGAAATACTGGTAGATGTAATCGGACTAGGCGCGGGCGTGGTGGACAGACTCGCCGAGCAAAATTTACCCGTGCGTGGAGTCAATGTTGCTGAAGCACCCGCCACGAAAAAAAATTATTTAAACCTACGCGCGGAATTATGGTTTGCTATTAAAGACTGGTTGACGCAACGTGATTGCAGATTACCACAAGACGATGAACTGGTTGCAGAACTTGCTGCACCCCTTTATAAATATACCTCTACTGGCAAAATAAAAATAGAAAGCAAAGATGAAATGCGTAAGCGTGGAATTAAATCACCCGACAAAGCAGATGCACTTGCATTGACCATGGCATCCTCCGCTGCAAGTTTTGGTGGAAGCGTCAACTTTTTAGGTTATAATTTCAAGAAACCACTAAAATCTAGGATAATCAGAATAGGGTAATTTATGGCAAAACAATACAAAGAAGAAATGTCCGTAAAGGTGTCAGAAGAAACCAACATGGAAAATCTTGTCGGCGTTATTAAATCCGAAATGGATGACGCTAGTGATTTCATACACCAGGTCGGTGCGGATAGAGCCGAGTCAACAGAATATTATTTAGGTAACGAGCCAGAAGGAACTAGCTCGCTACAGTCAGAGTTTATATCTACCGATGTTAGAGAAAGCATATTGTTTATGTTGCCGTCTATCATGCGTACATTCTTTGGTACTAAGAAAGTCGTGGAGTTTGTGCCTAAAGGTCCAGAGGATATCCAACTTGCCGAACAGCAAACCGATTATATTAATTATAT